GATCACTCGGATTCCGCGTACGCAGTGCAGACACCATCCATACAGACATTCTGTCTGATGGAATGATCCCAAAGGAGCCTCATCAGCCATGCCGTTATCTCGTAAGACGCGAACGACCAAGCCTTTCGGGGCTTGGAAGTCCAACGGTCGTATAGACCGACGTCGTAGGGATAACGGCGCCTGGGAACTCTTTATTCAAAGTGAAGATAAGAGTGCCGGGTTTGCTGGGAGTCAGTTAACTGACTCGGAAGGACATCTTTGGCCGCCTCCATCAACGGAGGTAGCTGGAGATGTCGGGGGTCCCTTTTTCACTCAAAAGAGTTATGGGCACAAAAGATTTGCCCGTCACTCTCAGAGGAGAGAGGCCGCGATCCCGACTGGGACCTACGATATAAATCGTTGGATTTATTCCCACGATTATTCGTGTCCCATAGAGACCACGGGGTCTGGATCAACATTGAAGCCGCAATGGCCTACAGCGCAAAACTCGTCACAGACGAGTTTGAATGCCCTGGGTGCTACTGCTGCTTCTAGATGCAGACCAACCGCCGCAGAAGAGGACCTCTCTACAGCCGTAGGTGAGACCTACCGGGACGGGATTCCCCGCCTGGTAGGATCGAACACATGGCAATCAAGGACCATCGCCGCCAGAAATGCCGGCGATGAATTCTTGAATGTAGAGTTCGGATGGCTTCCGTTAATATCGGATGTCAAACGATTCGGTGAGACAGTTCTCAATCAACATCGTATCATTGAACAATACGAAAGAGATCGAGGCCGTCTTGTCCGAAGGTCGTACTTCTTCCCTGATGATGTGTCCCAAACCACGACCGTTCTGTCAACAACGAAGAACCCTGACGGGTCTTCCGGACTTGATACCGGTCTAACGGGTGGGACATCCACGAATGGAGGTACGTGGTCAAAAACCACGACCATCACTAAAAAGCGATGGTTTAAAGGAGCGTTTGTTTACGGAGTACCCCTACGCAAGACTAACGTAGGGTCATCCGCAAGCTCGGCTGAGATCGCAGATAAGTTGTTTAATCTGAGTCTCACGCCGGACGTCCTTTATAACCTCACTCCGTGGAGCTGGGCCCTCGATTGGGTCACGAACACCGGAGATGTACTTGCGTACCTCTCTGATGTCATGACTCAGGGTCTGGTGATGCAGTACGGTTACTTCATGGAAAATACTATCCATGAAGTTAGGTACTCGTTGAGTGGGGTGATCTTTCACGATCAACCCATCAACGTCCCGGACGCGGTTTTGGTCACTGAGACCAAATCGCGGTCGAGAGCTAACCCCTTCGGGTTTGGCGTTACTTGGAACGGTTTGTCTTCGCTCCAGGCCGCCATACTCGCTGCGATCGGCATTAGCCGAACGTAGTTAACACACTTGGGGATGTTCCCCTCGTGTGCAGGGTTGTGTTTGCCACTGCCCATACACCCCAATTGCCGGGTAAAAACCGGCAGATCGGAGCAATGCCAATGGCGTTTGCAGACCCACAGTCTATCACCGTCTCGGGTGTGACGACTCCTCTCCCCCGTGTTTCTACGGGAGTGAATGAGTCGAAGTACGCGAGTAGTGACGGACTGATCGATCTCTCCGCGTCTTCCACCTACGGGCGGCGGACACGGCGAGTCCTCAGGGTCGACCATTCGAAGATTACCCCGGATCCGTTTATTCCGGCCCAGAACCGTCAAGTGTCCATGAGTTGTTACATGGTCTTTGACGTTCCTACGGTCGGGTATACGAATACCGAGGAACTCGCTGTTTACAACGGTTTCAAAACCGCGTTTTCAGCGTCTTCGGATCTTCTCATCACCAAATTGCTTGGTGGAGAGAGTTAACCTTGTCCCGAGTAATAGAAGATTTGATTATCTCTTCTATTGCGATTTTGACCAGGGTAATCCTGGCTAAATCTGCTCGGGCTAGGCTAGGTCGAGGTAGGAAGCGTACGGGTTCTTAGTCAACAGAAAGGAGGAGATTTCCTCTGCCTCCAATCTAATGACTCCGTACGAGTTCTCCTTTATCTAGGTACGTGTCTAGCCGTGTATAAATATTATGCACGGTGACAGCGTACATGGCAGGGTACTGGCGAGCCGAGCCCCTTCGGGGGCTCGGTGAGCCGGTAATCCTGCCACTAGAGACATTGGAGAACCCCCGGCTTTAATCAGCCGGGACTTCCACCTGAGTGCAGGCCCCATCTGGCTAAGGATAGCTAACCACCCTACGTTAGTAAGGAGGGGCTATGAAAAGCCTGATGTTGCTCTGGGAAAATGTGGCTAAGGAATTAGCCACTTGGTGTAACACTAGCGCCACCATGGACATCAAATATGTCCAAGGTCGGTTGAAAAACGAAGGTGAATCGTTTTTAACGATCACCCTACCCGAATACGGAAAAGGGACTCAACAATCCCTGGACCGTGGACGAGTAGACCGCAGTTTCTTCCCCGGTTTTCATTGGGGAAGAAGAGGTCTCCCGACATTTCTGTCAGGTTTCCTCGGTCTTGTTTTCAACCACGACACTGGTGTGTTGCTGGACGATCCATCAATTGATGCAATATTCGCTGTTCGTCAGTTAACACTGATGTTCAGCAAAATAGAGCTACCTTGCACTCCCGAAAGGGAGCGTAAGGCGTTTGATGGGTATGTCCAGAGTGAGAAGGATGTCAGAGAGTCGTGGAAGCGCCTAGATCCCTCCCTAAAGGAGGAATTCAGGAGAACTTCTAATACTCTCTTCGGAATGATGTTCCTTAACCTGGATCGTAAGATCCGGGATGGGGAAAGCATCATCCCACGACACGGGCCCGGAGCAGTTGCGGAGAAGTATTCTTCGAACGAAAAATACTACCGTGCTGCCTGGACCCGGCGCCTCGAAGACGTAGCCCCTTCGGGGGACTATGTCGTTCCAAACTCTCTCTTTTGGAGAGACTTGGAAGAGGTGGACATCCTCGAACCCGAGGCAGAGTTCCCCGTAAGGGTAATCTCTGTCCCCAAAACGCTCAAGACGCCGAGAATCAT